ATAATGACATGACACCTACTGACTGGGCTGGTATTGCGGTATCAGTTGCTACTATTATAGGAAGTTTTATAGCATCAATTAGATGGCTAGTAAAACATTATCTGTCAGAACTTAAACCTGATGGCAACGGGGGACACAACTTAGAGGGACGCATTACCCGATTGGAAACCCGAGTTGACCAAATCTACACGCTTATATCTAAAGGTAAGAAATAGTTTAGCAGTTTGTTGTATTGCTTTTAGTTTATTTTTTTTCTCATCTACTGCCTATGCCCAGGATGGATTAACGGCAGAGGTTTATAACGTACTAGGTCAGAACAATGCACCAGTATTACCAGAAGGTGCTATACCAGTTTTAGTTACCCAAGTTGATAACGTTGACTTTGCTTGGGGTAGTGGACAAATTCTTAACTCTGAATTAAGTGAAGATGTAATTGTTAAACTAACTGGAAACTTTACTCCTATATCAACTGGCACTACATACATTACTGCACCAGCAGACGATGGTGTAAAACTATATCTTGATGGTGAACTCTACATTGATGATTGGTACGACAAAGGTGGTGGCGGTTCAACCGCTGATGTTCCAACTACTGAAGGTGTACCCATGGTTATTGAAATGTGGTACTACGAAAATGGTGGTGGGGCACACGTAAAACTTATGTGGTTTACTGAAGAAGGATGGGAAGTAATTCCTGCATCTGCATTTATTCAACCTATCTTAGTAGAACCTACTCCAGAATCTATTCCAGAATTAGAACCAGAACCTACCCCTGTAAGTCCCATCCCAGAGCCTTTGCCCGTTGAGCCTGAACCTGTTCCTTCTCCTGTAGAACCTGAGCCAACTCCAGTTCAACCTGAGCCAACTCCAGTGCCCCAGCCACAACCATATCCTGAGCCTGTGATACCCCCAGTGTATAACCCAGAGCCAGACATGCAAGACCAACCAGACTTAGAACTAGAACCTCAACCATTACCTACTCCTGAACCAGCACCAGAAGAGGTGCCTGAGCCAGAAATTATATCAGAAGAAGAACCTGTTGAGTCAGAACCTATTGAAGAAACACCAGTAGAAGAAGAACCAGTAGAAGAAATTATACAGGTAGATGAAGTTGATTTAGAAACTCTTGAACCTGATACACCAGTTGAATTAGATAACGGTGTAGTTATTACTGCAGAGCAAGCGATAGCAGTTCAACTATTGCAAGACCCAGCAGCATTACTTCAAGAAATATTTACTAACCCAGTAGCAGCCTTGGCTGCGCTTGGTTCTGTAGGGGCGGACATGACAGAAGAAGAGCGAGAAGAATCTGAAAAGGTTATTGTCGCAGCAGTCATAGCAGGAAATATTGCAACCCAAGCAGCAGCAACCGCTGGTGCTGTATCCGCTTATAGGAGGAAACCATGAAGCGCTGGTTCTCAGATATATTTAATCAACTATGGACATTACTAGGCATGTTTATCGCATGGGTAGTACTAGAAGGTTCCGCAAAAACAGTAGTTGGTTATGCAATTGTTTTATCCCTAGTTATATGGGGTATTACTTTCAATCTACGAAACCCAAAGGATGAAGAATGACCTCTTTAAAAAATGTATTAATGCGTATTGTTGCAGTCTTTGCAGCAAGCGGTCTATCTGTAATTGGTGCTGGTGCCATTGCTGGTGTTGATACTATTACAGCGATAGCCGTTGCTGGTCTTACTGCAGTAGCAGCAGTAGTTGAGAAGTTAGCCCGTGCATTTATGGATGATGGCAAACTTTCACTTGATGAAATCAATGCAGCCTTCTCAACAGTAGACAAGGGTGCTAAAACAGTAGCAGACGTAGAGGTAGAGAACCGTCAGGCTACTGATAAATCAAGCAAGATTGACCCTAACTATAACTAATGACAAAGGGAACAGTTGCTGCAATCATTGAGATTGCCAAAAAAGAAGTAGGGACTATTGAAGGTCCTAAAGATAATGAAACTAAGTATGGTGCATTTACTAAGGCTAACTTCCTACCTTGGTGTGGTTCATTCATAATGTGGTGTGCTAACCAAGCAGGAGTTAAAGTACCTAACTGTGTATCAACAGTTGCTGGTGCAAATGCTTTTAAGAAGATGAATACTTGGACTGATGCAGAGAATGCCAAACCTCTACCTGGTGACATAGCATTCTTTGATTTCCCTGGAGATAATGTAAACCGTATCTCTCATGTTGGTATCGTAATTGAAAACAATAATGATGGAACTGTGGTTTGTATTGAGGGTAATACTGCTGGCAATCCTAAAGGAGACCAGCGTAATGGTGGCGAGGTAGCAGTTAAGACTCGTGGTTATATTAAAAACAAAAAGAAAGTTATGGTATCTATTGTAGGTTTTGGTCGCCCAAACTACAAAGGCAATGAAGTTAATGTTAAGGTACCAGTATCAGATACCCCAGAATTTCCAGGAACAATTAAACCTGGAGATAAAAGCAATGGCGTAAAGATAATTCAACAAGCCCTTGCTTTAGAAGCAGATGGAGTTTACGGTCCAAAGACCAAAGCATCTGTTATTAAGTTCCAAGATAACCATAAAAATATTGATTCCAATGGAATCATTGGTCCAAAAACTTGGGCTGAACTAGTTAAGTTACTTTAAGGAGAACAATGTTCGACAAAGAAAAAGCAAAACAAATCGCACTGTCCTATCTACGTGCAGCAGCAGCATCAGCAGTAGCCCTATACACAGCAGGTCAACGTGACCCAAAGGTATTGTCTGCAGCATTTGTTGCTGGCCTAGTAGGACCAATCTTGAAGGCTTTAGACAAGTCTGCTCCAGAATTTGGACGTACAAAGTAGTAGTTAGATGCCCTTAATTGGCCTTTAAAGGCCCTTTATAGACACAAAGAACCCCCGCCTTAGTAGAAATACTAGGAGCGGGGGTCTTTTTTTTGTTTTCTAGATAGTTCCCCTCTACCTAGACAACTCTTGCGCCACTTGGAGGATTCTCTCTGGCTTAATTAAGTAACCCTTACTTGGGTTAGGAGGTATATTACAAGTAATTGGATGGCCCCAAAGGGTAACTGCTTTTCTAAGTGTGTCGGTTAATACCATAAACACATTACCTTCTAAAACAAATGCCCAGTAATCAGCCTTGGTTGCTGATAAACCAGATGGATACCATTCGTTATTGTTGTGTGACCAGCATACTGTTTCTATGTATAGGTTACCTGTGTCTTTCCATTTCAAATCTGTCTTGACTTCAATAGTTTTACCACCAGTTAAAAGTGATTGGACTAATTCTTCTCCGTCATGACCTACTGATAAATCTAAATCAAAGTCAGATAATTTACCCATAAGTTACATCTCTAAATATAGAATCAGGAACAACTGTCTTACCAACTATTCCATGTTTTCTTCTATATCTATCCCTTTCTTCTTTGGTAGTACCTGCCCACAATCCGAGGACTAGGTGTTCAGTTGCATAGTTAAAACACTCATCTTTCACTGGACAAGTATTGCACATTTTTTTAACATAAGCAAGGTCTTTAAAGTTACCTCGTTCTTCTGTGAAGAATATTTCTACATCTATACCAAGACATGCTGGTGTATCACTGAATCTCATTAGCCTCCCGTAGAATAAAAACCAGTTCCTTTAAAATGTACTGGTGTGGAGGACCATATACGAGTCATAAGATTTCCGCAAGAGGTGCAAGATGGCGCAGCAGAATCATTTGTTTCTATTACTACTGTGCATATCTTGCATTCAAAATCATAGTAAGGCATTAATCGCAGTCCATTCCTATATCATCTATTGGAGTAGGCAAAGTAACCAGTGAGCCACAATCTACACACTCACCATCTAAAAAGTAAAAGCATATTTCCCCTGCTTCAAAAGCAACTATTGCTGTAAATAGTTCTGAGCCACATAAACATATATCCCCTATAGGATTACCACGCAGGTCCATAGCATGGCTGTAATCTTTTTTAAATAAACTACTTATATCTTTAGGATTCTGTTCGGTCATCATCATCCTCGTTTTCAGCGGCTATCATATCTACGTCATTGTATGCACGCCATCCACCCAAAATTTTAACCAGTGAATTAACTGCACGTTCAACACGTTTGCGTGCTCCATCAGCAGATGTATTTAATTCTTTGGCTAAGTCATTCCACTCACTGTTGTCCGTTGTAAACTTTAACCTTAAAATATTTTGTTTTGCCTCTGCCAATTTATTGTATGCTTTTTGTATGTCAGACCTTAGGACTAGCCAATTAGTTCCATCTGTTACTTCACCTGTTTTGCCAAACTGAAAGTTAAGGTCTTTAATTTTTGTAGGTATCTCATAACTATCCGCCAGGATAGAGGGCAGGAATGCTTCGACAACAGATGAGTCATAGTAGTAGAGGTCAGACATGTCATAGCCTGACTTGTTAGACTTTTCTTTTTCGCAGTACTTTAGCGCTGCATTACGTAATGATTTAGCAATTAGTTTTTCTTTATCTTTGGCTGGTAACTTGGACCATTCTTTGTATTTAATTGGATGGGTAACAAACCACATCCATAATATTTGTCTGATATCCTCAGCCTCAAGCATGGCATATTTACGTGAGTATTCGGAGGCAAGGGAGGATACAAGTAAATCATATTCTTGTACCCAGCCCTGTGTGTTCAAATTATTTACAACTTAAACAATAATTATATATTCTTATATTATTTATATGTGCTGGAAAGTTTTTTGAACAACGATAACAAACTACAAGTGTAATTTCTTCAGGTGCGTCTATCCAGTAAAATGGATTTCTAATCTTCCACATCAATCAGCACCTTCCCATTGTCCTCTTTGTACCAATAGTCCGATTATAGCGTAGTTGGCTAGGTCTATAAGGGTATCTTCTATGGATTCAAAATTGGGTGTGTTGCCCTTATCTGTAAGGTTATTTAGCCTTGCTAACTTGTCGTGCATTCTGACACGTAGCCCATTCATAGCACCGCCAGGGGCATGGGATATGTTTAAAGGTCCATAATCTTCTTGTTTTTTAAGTAGGATATTACGTAGTTCATTGACTATAACATCAACATCATTTGGATTCTTCATCTAGTATCTCCTTAATACTGGCATCAAAGTTTTCCATTGCTGATAGTACTTGTATCTCATTTGTATATTGCTGGCCTTCTCCTATGCTGCTTGCATAAATAACTGTACCTAGCAATGTAAGCATACGCATAGCGGTATCTGGTTCTTCTTCTATCATTACATAAATATCTTTTAGTGCATTAAGTATATCTAATCCTTGTCCATCTGATACAGATATGCCAACTAATCGTTTGTTATCTCCAACAAAATCCCAGAAATCTTTGTCATTGCCCCAAGCATTTTCTGATTCGCTCATCTAACCACTCCTTTCCTTCTTTTATAATGATGCTATTTACATCATGTCCTTCTGGCATTTGTAATAGATTAACATTATGTAGTTCTCTACTTAACTTCTTACCAAATTCTAACCCTGCATTATCTCCATCTGCTAATACAATAACTGTCTCAAAATCATCTAGTATTTTAGTATAGTATGGTCGCCAGTTATTAACTCCAGGTATTCCAACTGCTGGATGTCCTGTCTTTACTGACAACACTACTGTGTCTAACTCACCTTCTGTTACACATATATAACTACCTGCTGTTAATACAACTTGTGCATTAAACATTGTAGTCTTAGCCCCAGGCATACCCATATACTTAGGTTCATCTGTATTATTAATACTTCTAAATCTAATATCAACCACACCTGATGGTGTCATATATGGTATTGCTAATCTATTTTTGTAAGCCTCGTGTCCAGGTAATGGTTCCTTAACTAAACCTAAATTAAAAGTTCTGGCTTCTTCTACCGAGAGATGACGGGTTGAAAGATACTCTTCTGCTAGGTGTAGATGCTTTCCGTATTCCTCCGCCGCTTGGTAGAGATATGCTCTCTGCGAATTTGACAGCCTCACTATAGTTTCCTCCTTGTCTGTATATTATTAAGTCGTACACATCTCCTTGTGCTTCACAACCAAAACATTTAAATCTATTTTCATCGTAATTAATGGCTGATGATGCATGTTTATCTCCGTGAAAAGGGCATTTCATTTTGCGCCAACCACTGCCCACGGCTGGCAGGGTGGCGCCTACATGCTCTAGATAGGCACTAACACTATGCTTTTCCATCAATCTTCCTGATTAATTCTATCCATATTTTTGCTGGCATTGTTGCATACCATTCTCCTACATCTCCTTTGCCTATACGTTTATGTATTACTACACCTGTCCATGCTTTATCATTTTTAATTTCTACTTCTAGTTCTTTTACCCATGCTGATAAGTCTAGTTTTCTATGGTTTTTTACTTCTATTACTACACCATTAACTCCTGCTATATCTCCTTTATCTAGATGTGCACCTGCAATTCTACGCTCTACGTATGGGTACCATTTCTTTAGCCAATTAACTACATCTCTTTCTGCGCTGGAACCCTTTGCTTTGCGTGGATTACTCATTCCAATTCCTGCTGTTGTGGCATATAACGAATTGCGACATCATCTAAATACATAGACTCAGGATTAAATGCAAGGCTAACATAATTATTACCTGTCTGGTCAGCCCTACCATAACGATTTTTAACTGGGGCTACACATAAGTAGGTCATGTCTGCTTGTTTCATCTGACCAATAGTTAATACCATTGCTGGTATCTGATTAACTAATCCTTGGATTGATGAACGTGGTTGACATGGACTACCTTCATATCCTTCTTTGGTGTGGTGCAATACAAGTAAGGCAGCATTGGTATCTCTGGCTAGATACTTAAGTTCTTTCATTGCTGCTCTCATCCCACCAAACTCATCGTGTCCATCCATTGCTATATCCATTAAGTTATCTACAACTATTAGTACTGGACTCTTGCCCCATATAGTTTCAAAGGCTGACACTTCTTCATCTAAATCTTTTAAGGTTGGGCTAGATTCAAAACACCAGAACAAATGATTGCCTTGAGTTAATACTTCTTTTGCTTTGGTCGGATTGTTTTTAATTAACTGTTCTGCTTGCTGTTGACTAATGTTACCTGTCATTGCAATTAATCTCATAGCCATAGTGTGTGCATTAGTATCTGCACTAAAGTAAAGTGTGGGTAGTTTTGTTTTTGCAGCAATTGCCAATGCTATTGATGACTTACCTGCACCTGGCGTACCTGCTATTACTGTTACTTCAGCCCTACGTAATATAATTCCTGATGTTTCAAATACTTTAAAGACTGATGGTAATGGTTCTCCACCTACGTTTGTGTTGTTAACACTTCTTATTAATGTTTTCACTATTCTCCTTTGTATAGATGGGGCGTGGCACAAGACCAACGCCCCATCATATAACTAATTACTAAGCAAAGATAGGCTTAGTTCGTAGTTCTGCTGGAACTTTCGGTCCAGTCCAACGTGGTCCTGCTGCTGGGTCGTAGAACGCTTTGTATGGTTTACCAGTTGCTTGTGCTTTACCATACTTGAGAACCATAACTCCACGTTCGCATGACGGTGCGCCTGGTTTGTTATATACCCAAGTATTTCCATACTTATCTTCTACTGTTTCTTCTCCACCTGTATCTGTGGACGAGATGTTTGAATTAAAACTAGAGGCAATGTCTGCCACGGACATAGGCTTACTTGCTGCTGTCCCCTTGACTGCTAGTTCTACTTCAGTAACTGCATCAACTATTGTATGAATGCCTGTTGCAATCATATCAGCGAATTGCTCTGGTGTTTCTGCACGCAGAGTTATCTGTGTACCACCTGATGTTTTAAGGTTGATACTAATTGGTGCTTCTGTGCTACTCATTGTTCTCCTGTTCGAACGGATAGGATAAACCTTTCTGGTCTCTCCATTGTCTTGCTTTCATAGCGAACTGTAAACCTTTAAAGCCTTCTTTAATATCTATCCACATTAACCTACATGTACCAGTTCCTGCAGGTAGATGAATAATGATTGCTTTATCTTTGTTTACTTCTCCCCATGTTCCACGGGTTGCCGTGGCAGTATCATACGGCAAGCCGTTGGCATAGATTGCCAACTGTATTGCTATGTTATTAGGATGGTCTACGCGACCAGTCTTAATATCTGCAATAAACAACTCGCCTTTATACTCAACAACTCTGTCTGGTGTGCCAGCAATTTTGTACTTGTCTAACACACTAAACTGTTCAATGAACTTGTTGCTGAGAATCTTAGTTGCATGTTCATATGCTTTTATATCTGGTGCCCATTCATCTGGTACAACACCTAAGTCTTGACCTAAATCTAATCGTTCTGCAAATGAATGTATTGCTGTACCAATGTTGGCTGCTTTGTTTGCACCTGCTACTTGCATAGCATCTTCAATCAAAGAGTTAACTGCCATCTTATCTTCTTGTGCTGCGCTAATTGATAATAATATATCTGGTCTAGTTGTTAACCCAATCGCTGCCATCCGCATTTTCCATGCTACTAATGCTGATGCATCATCTAATGAGTTAGCAATTGTAGTTGCTCGTGTATAGGCTACTGGTTTACCACCTTTGGGTGGTACTACTAGTGGTCTACCGTATCTGTCTCTATCTATTTCTGCTTTTGTCATGTTCTCCTTTTATGAGACAGCCCTGGGAAAGGAGATAGCCGAAACCAGGGCTGCTCAAGATTAGTATATCACATACTATGCTTCAGGATATACAGACTCTACGGATATATCATCTACCCATATGTCGCCATCTGCAGTAAAGTTGACATCAATACTATTTTGAATCAAATCTTCTACTGCTTCTTTGTTGGCTGCTTCTATACCTGTAACTGTGGCTGTGATAGTAATGGTTGCTGACCATGACTTAGTTAATTCATCACTACCTATGTCTTTGAGTAGGCTATTAACATCTCCTACTTCACATACAATCTCATCACTGTCTGTTTCATATCTAGCCTGAAAGAATTCCTTTACATCAAACTGAGCACTTTTAAACTTGCGTTCTACTTGTGCTAGTTCTAATTTGAGGGCATCTCTTTCTTCTATCAATTTAACAAGTGATTCACTTGTAAGGGTATACCTAGCATCTTTTACTGAGAAGGATACTGTTGGTTCAGCACCATCTAATTCAGTGTAGTACATTGTCATTCTATCTCCTTTGCAAAGTTAAAGTTATTACCAAATAAAGTTAATGTAAACCCATCGGTAATTCCATATTTTTCTGAATCTGTTTTATAAAAATACATTGCAAACAAACCTTTATACCATTTGTCTACGTAAGTATCTCTATCTTCATACTTGTACATTTTCATGCTATCTCCTTTTGTAGTTGTTTTGTTGTGTGAGCATACCACCATGTCATTGCCCAATCAAATGATTTATCATTAAACTGATAACACCATCTTTGTTTGTGCGACCAATGGCAATTTTTATCTTCATTGCCTGAATAGATAATTACTTTACCACCATACTGGTTAATCTCCATCATAATATTATCAGCAGGGATACCAGCATCAAGTAGTTTACCTACCCATAGTCTTACTCTGTCTTGCCTGCATGGCAAGCAAGAACACTTAAGACAATTTAAATAAGGGTGTTCCATTATACACCTAGTAACTCTAGTGCTCGAGTCTTGATAGCATCACTGCTACCTGAGATGGTACGTAACGCTAAGTTTTTACCCTTTGCGTTGTAGTCAGCCCATTCTATGACTGCTTGCCACATACCAAACTGTGTGTTACGTATGTTCTCTTGTGTAGGAGAGGCAGCATAGATATTGAATGCTGTTTCTCTAGCCTGAGTTGCACGTGTGTATTGTTTCTTTTCACCTAACGATAACATATCGTAAGGAACTGATTCTACTTTTGCTGGCAATGGAAACACACGCTTGAAATAATTTTTGGCATGTTCGTGACTAGCCTCTTTACTTAATAGTAAATCTGCTAGTGCTGTGTAATCATTAGCCATATCATAACTTAGTTGAATGATATTACTAATCTCTGATACAGATAACTCAGCGTTAGTTGTATGGCTCAACTGATAAGTATATTTATTCTTGCCTTTGTATATCTTATTAATTTGATTCATACAAAACAATCGCTCAATGATTGGCTTGATGATTACTGAACTACTACCATCGTGACTAGTTTTGGCTAGTAAGAATGCTGCGTGTGGGTCATCTGCAATAGTCATCTCCATTGGAGTTTCCATTAGCATCCAGACTTTACCACCACCATCATACTCACCTGCTGCTGCGTATCTCATGCCACCAGAATCAATTAAGTTATCTAGTGCGCCAAAGATTTCAGCATTCTGAAATACTTTGTAGCGGTTACCAACTACACCAATGGCTGATGTCTCACCAAATGGTGTTGTTTTAATAACTGCTTTCTTGTTTGTAATTGGTATGCGATTACCTAATTCAGTTTCTGGTATTACATACATTGCTTCGATATCATGTAATGAAACTGTCCAGTCTAATCCTGCTTGACTGGCTACCTCACTGGCTGATGTTGCTTCGACTGCTACACCTGCCTTATGCCATGCTGCTTTACGGGCTTGCCCGTGTATCAATGTATCAGTTGTCACTTGCTATCTCCATTTCTTGCATCATAGATACCATCTACTACCTTTGGATGCAACATCTCTGCCATTCTCTTTAAATCAGATGGTGGCCATTCTGTATTAAAGACTCTCTTTAATAATATAGCCAATGGATAATCTGGCTTGAGTCTAAGAACTTCATCAAGAAATTCTGATGCATATTCTTTTTGTTCTATTTGGTATAGATATCCACAAAATATTGTGGCTAATGGAATTGCTTTTTCTTTTTCAATTACATTACCTAGTAATGAGATGTATTCACCTACAAAATCTATCTGTGTTTCTAACTGAACACCCATTAGAAAGTCACGGATTTGTAGGTTTTCATT